ATTCACAATTGCAGCAGCTTGCTAACCATTATTGGAAAATTTGGGCAAAAAAAAATAGGCTTTCCTTTTAAATTTTGGAAAACCTCTAATGCTTGCTAAACTTATTACTACAGTAATTATAAGCGATTTAAAATTAAAAGTCAAGAGGAGAATTGCACATGAAAAAAACGACAAAAAAGGAAGCAAAAAAAGAGCAAGGAATGGGTAGAAAAATCAGTCAGAAATTTTTTGTACCATCAAAAGAGTATAAAGACAATAGAAAAAAATTGTTTACTGCTGTAGAGAATTTATCTATAGGAGATAGGATGTTATTTTATGAATTATTTGAGATATTTGAAACTCATGTAGGTATCTGTAAACAATTAATTAAAGAAATCAAAGGCGATGGAGTAATTATCGAAAAAGAATACGTAAAAGGACGACCAACAATAGTAGCACATCCAGCAATAACTAACTATAATGCTTCAACAAAAGCAATGAACACAACTGCATCACAATTATCTAAACTATTTGATAAGTTAGGAGAGAGTGATAAAGCAGGAATTGACTTAAAAGAAATTTTAGGTAAAGGTTCAGAGTAATGTTAGTAGAAAAATCTATAAAATATGCTAAAGATGTGTTAGCTGGAAAAGAAATTACTACTAATGAAGTTAAGTGGGAGTGCCAACGTTTCTTAGATTTACTCAAGGAACAGAAAAAGAAAAGTTGTGAATACTATTTCGATGAAGAAAAACTAGAAACTATTGATAATTTACTTAAAGTAATGACAATGGCAACTGGGGTAGATGGTATCAGAGGACAAAGTGTTAATGAAACTCTAGCACCGTTTCAATGTTTCTTCATAGCGAATGTATTTGGATGGAGATTTAAGGCAAAGAAAAAGGTATTTAAGTATCGTGAGATAACGTTATTCATACCACGTAAGAACGCAAAAACATTTACTTGTGCTTTAATCTTCTTAATTCTAATGCTTACAGAGGAAGACTATTCAGAGTTTTATTCAATCTGTATTGATAGGGAGTTATCAGGGGAGGTTAAAAAGGCAATTGTTCAATTAATAGAGAACAGTCCAGCCTTACAACCTTATTTCAAGTTAACTTCTACACTAGCAGGGAAAATTACCTGTACATTGAATAAAAATACGTATCAAGCAAGGACTGCCGTTGCAAATAGTAACAATGCTATCCGTCCAGCTGCATTCATTGCAGATGAAGTTGGAGCATTTAAGACTAAAGATAATATCAAAGCAATGGAATCAGGACAATTGAACGTAACCAACCCTCTAATGTTTAAAATCACTACTGCTTATGCAGAGGATAAGAGTATCATGCTAGAAGAACTTGATTATCTTAAAAAGATATATGCAGGAACAGAAAAGGATGAACGATTATTTGCTTTACTTTATTATGCAGATGAAGATAATTTGTGGACTGAACATGGTTTACAAATGAGTAACCCGTTACGTATTGAAGATAACTATGAAAGTATCAGACGTATGAGAACAAAAGCATTAAGTGTTGAAAGTGACAGAGCAGAGTATCTGACAAAACATATGAATCACTTCTTACCAACTCTTAGTGGAGAAGAATACATTGATATTAATAAAGTCAAAGAGTGTATTGTACCTATGGTTGATTTTAGTGGTAGAGATGTTTATGTAGGTTTAGACTTAGCTTTAAGTACGGATAACTTAGCTGTAAGTATAGCTAGTTTAGATGATGATGGAGAAACTATTTTATTAGATAGTTGGGCTTTCATACCTGCAGGAAAAATGGAAGAAAAGAGTAGGAAAGAACGAACTAACTATCGTTCACATATAAGTAGAGGTAATTGCTTTGCTTGTGGAGATGAAGTAGTAGATTATGCTTTCGTAGAGAGCTTTGTAATGGACTTAGAAGAAGAATTAAACTGTAATGTGATGGCAATTGGGTACGATATATGGAATAGTGCCAGTACTGTACAGAAACTAGAAGAAAATGGTTTTTTAACGGTTGCTGTTAAGCAACATAGTAGCGTACTACATCCTACAGTTAAATTAGTAGAAGAAAAGATACTGAATAAAGAAATTCAGTTCGAAGATAACCCGTTACTTATCCAAAACTTCCAAAATGCAAGGTTAGTAGAAGATAATAACAGAAATAAATATGTAAATAGAAAGAAAAGCACTGGAAAAATAGATATGTTGATGTCTACATTCAGTGCTGTTCATTTATTAACAGAGAATGAAATATTAGGAAATACGTTTATAAGTGCTGTTTTATAGTCCTAAATAAGACTTAAAAAGGTTTAATAACGGAGGAAAGGAGGATAATATGGGAATTTTCGGAAATCTATTCACAAGAGAAGTAAAGGAAACAAAACCAGCTTTATTTGAAGAAGTGTTTGGAGTTGCTAGTGATAGAGTTACCATTGATGATGCTTTGGAAATACCTATTGTAAATGCTTGTGTATCAAGAGTAAGTGATGTTATAGCATCTACTGACTTAAAACTGTATAAGAAAACAGATAAAGGTAGAGAAGAAGTGGAAAATGATAGTAGGGTAAAACTACTTAATACAAGGGTAGATAATGGTTCAATCAATAGTTTTGAACTAAAAAAACTAATGGTTAGAGATTATTTCTTAAAAGGACACTGCTATTTCTATATAAAACGTAGAGGAAATACAGTTGAAGATATTGCTTACCTAGAAAATGTAGCGATAAATCATAATCACGACCCTTTCAACAAGGTTTATACAATTCTTGCTTACGATAGGACGTTAAGACCTTATGAAACACTTAGAATTACTAGAAATAGTAAAAATGGTATTAAAGGTAAGTCGATTATTGAAGAAACTGGACTACATTTTCTACTTATCATTAAAACAATGGAACGACTTCTAATGGATGCTAAACGTGGTTTCTTACCTAAAGGGATGTTCAAAATGGAAAAGAATATTAAAGATTTAGATAGAATCCGTGATGATATTAAAAGAATGTTAAATGATAACAATAGTGGATATATCTTTCTGAATAGTGCTATCCAGTACGAGCCTTTAGAGAAGAAAAAAGACGTAGAAAACGAAGCAAAAGCAAATACTTCTGAATTGAATAAAATTGCTGCTATGTTCGGAGTACCTGTAAGTATTATCAACGGTGGAGCGAATGAAGAAGATAAATTTAACTTTATCAACTTCACTATCCTACCTCTACTAGCGAACATTGAGTCTAGTTTAAATAGAGATTTACTTACTGAACGTGAACAAGGTAAATACTATTTTGCTTTCGATACAAAAGAGTTGCTTAAAGGAAACTTGAAAGAACGTTTTGAAGCGTATCAGTTAGCAATTAAGAACAATATTATGAGTATGGATGAAGTACGTGACTTAGAGAATATGCCACGACTTAACTTTGGTTTCTATAAATTTAATATCGCAGATGCTATGTATTACAGAGATGATGATAACGATACAAATATGTTAGTCAACGTAAATACAAATACTGCTATCGACTTAAACCAAGTACTTAATACGAAGAGTGAGAGTGGTGTAATGGACTTCAACCCTAACCATAGTAAGAGTGTTTTAAATGATAAGAACTTTGGACAAGCAGATAAGGTTGCTATTGGACAAGAAGACACTCAAAAGGAAGTTTCAGATGAGAAAGAGTCTGAAACACGTCCTAAACAAGACGATAAAAGGTTAAAAAAGAAAGGAAAGGAGGAAAAGTAGATGAAAGTTAGAGTTTTGGACAATAAAGCTATTATTAGTGGATATGTTAACGTAGCAGAGCGAATTTCCAAAAGATTAAAAGAAAATGGTACTGAATTTTACGAAAAAGTAAAAGAAGGAGCTTTTGGAGATGCTGTAAGACGTAACAATAACATCAAAATTCTGTTAAACCATGACTATCAACGAGAATTAGGAAATACTACTAGCAATTTAACAGTATATGAAGATAGTATCGGTTTATATGCAGAAGCAGAAGTTACTGATGAAGAAGTGGTACAGAAAGCAAGAAACAACGAATTAAGTGGTTGGAGCTTTGGTTTTGTACCTTTAAAGGAACATATCAATGAAACATATAGCGATATTCCTTTAAGGACTGTAGAAAGTCTTAATTTATATGAAGTATCTATCTTAGATAACAACCATATACCAGCTTATAATTCAATGAGTTTAAATGTGAGAGATGTTGCTCATGAACCTATTGAGATTAGAAGCTATGAAAACTTAAATATTACGGTTGATGAACCGAAGAAAGAGTTGCAGCGAGAAGTTGACAACTCTATTTTTATTGACAAAATAGACGAATTTTTAAAAGAGAGGAACTTATAAAATGAATTTTAAACAATTAATCGAATCAAGAAATGATAAAATCACAAATTTACAAAAATTAAAAGAAATTGCTAAAACAAGAGCAATTACAGATGAAGAAAATGCAGAATTTGAAACTTTAACAGAAGATATCCGTGCTTTAGACACACGTATTAAAGTATTAGAAGCAGAAGAAAGAGAACTAGTAAATACAGAAGTAGATAAACTAGACGTATCACAAGAATTACGTGAGTTCTTAAAAAACCCATCAATCTCATTACGTGCTTATGGAACTGGAGCAGGGAACGTATTTAAAGCATCAGATGCAGGAGCTATTATCCCTAAAACATTATCAGATAGAATTATCGAAAAAATCTTAGCAGAATCTGATGTTTTACCAAAACTAACTAAATATTCATTAACTGGAGAGCTTTTAATCCCTAAATTTGATGCTTCTACATTATCAGTTGCATTCTATGAAGAGTTCGCAGAAACAGTTGAAAGTAATGCTCAATTCACAAGTATTAAACTATCAACATTCCGTATTTCAGGACTATTAAAAATCTCACAAGAATTAATTCACAATGTTAAGTTTGATATTGAATCATTCTTAATTTCAAAAATTGCAGAATCATTCAGATTATTCTTAGAGAAATCAGTAGTGCAAGGATATACAGGAAAGTTTGATAGTTTATTCACTGCTACTACAGAAAAAACACTTACTTTAGCTAAAAAAGATACGTATTCAATCAATGATTTAATCGACTTACAAGCTAAATTAAATACTGTATTTCAATCAAGAGCTGTATTTGTAATGCACAAAGATACATTAACAATCTTACGTAAATTACAAGACAACAACGGACAATACTATGTACTTCCTGATGTAACAAGAGGTTTTGGGCAACAAGTGCTTAACACTTCAATCTTAACTACTGACTATGCACCAGCAGGACAAGTACTATATGCAGACTTATCAGCTTATGGTTTATCAGTATCAGAAGAAATGAATATCCAAGTGTTAAATGAGAAATTTGCTACTCAACACGCTGTAGGGGTATCAATCCACGGACAATTTGGTGGTAAAATCGTTGACGAACAAGCGTTCGCATTACTTAAAAACAAAGAATAGGTAGGTAAGTAAGATTGACTGAAATTTGTTTAGAAGATGTAAAAAGTTATTTAAGAATACTTGATAATTCAGAGGACGGTCAATTAGAGCTTTTGTTAGAGAGTGCTGTTGAGTATATCGTTAGTCATACTGGACTGAATGAAGGTGTAGTAAGGACTAAAAGCGATATACGAACTGCACTACTAGTATTAGTTAGTGACTTCTACTGGAATAGAGATTATCAAACAGGAAATAAATATCATAATAAGTTAGTCGAAAACATTATAGAGAATAATAGAACTAACTTTATAGCGTAGGAGGTACTTTATGGTTATTCAAACAGGAATGTTTAATAAGAAAGTTACCTTTATTAAATATGCGGTTGTAACTAACTCTTTTGGAGCTAGAGGAAAGCGAGAGGAAACGGAGTTATTTCAAGCGTATGGATATATTAGTAATTTAAGAAATAGTGAGTTTTGGGAAAGTAGACACGGCAATGATAAGAGTAAATTGCGATTAAGAATAAGATTTACACCAAAAGTACTAGAATTAGATACTAAAACGTGTTTTGTAAAGATAGATGATAAAACATGGAACATACTTTCTATTGAGAATGTACTTAATAGGAACAAAGAATACTTGATGTATTTGGAGTATAGAGATGAATAACATAGTTAGTGTTGGAATTGAAGATTTTGGCAACTTTGAAAGTTGGCTAGAGGAATACCCTAGGAAAGTCTATGTTATGGCAGAATTGAGTGGTAGGAAAGCTGGTAGAGAAGCTAGAAAGATACTACTTACAACTTCTCCAGCAAAGAGTGGTAAATACTCAAAAGGATGGAGTGTAAGGAATAAGTCGACACTAGCAGGTGGAGTAGAGTTCGTTATACATAATAAAGCGAAACCACATTTAGTGCATTTACTAGAAGATGGACACGAGATGTTTCTGTTTGGGAAATACATGAATAGACGTGTACCTGCCAAACCACACTATGAAGCTGCTAAAGGAAAGGCAGGAGATTTATTTGAACAATATATTGTCAAAGGTTTACGAGAGCTTGACTAAAGTCGGTGTACCTGTAGCTTATTTCAATTTTGATAATACAGAAGGTATAGAAGCTCCGTTTATAATCTTTAGAAACACAAAAAACATAGTTAGTGCAGATAGCGATATTTATTGTTACGAGCATGAGTTTAACATTGAATTTTACCATCATGGAAGTGATGAAGAATTAGTAGAAAAATTTAGAGAAGCGTTGTACGGGATAAAGAAAGTAGTGTTATACGAACAAACACCACTAGACGGAGTTATTTTATTACGTGCGACGTTTAGTCTTTTAGAAGACAGAATTACAGAAAAAGTACAAGAAACAAAGGAGAATATAGTAAATGAGTAACAAATATATGTTTAATTTAAAAAATGTTCACTATGCGGTAGTTACAGTTGGACAAGATGGAGTTTTACAACACGGAACTGTTAAACGTTTAATGGGAACAACAGAACTTACAATGGAGTTAGAGCAAAGTTCAGAGAAGCACTTTTCAGAAGGACTAGTTTACTTTGTAACAACTTCAAGTGCTGGATATAAAGGAGAGTTATCTATTTATAACGTAGACTCTGACTTTGAAAAAGACGTACTAGGACTTAAAGAAGATAGTAAGAAAGTTCAGTACGAAACTATGTACGACCAAACAAAAGAAATTGCTTTACTGTTTGAAGTAGATGGTAACGAAAAAGAAGAAAGACACTGCTTATTACGTGTTAAATTCTCAAAACCTAAATACGAATACAAAACTACTAACGATAAAGTAGATGTACCAGTATTAAAACTTTCTTATGAAGGACTTTCAAACGAAAAAGGTATTGGACGTATTAAGACTTACAAAGAAACAGACGGAGAAGTTTACAAAAACTGGTTTAGTGCTGTTTATAAAGTAACAACAGAAGAATAATTTAAGATAGGAGCTTTTTACAATGAAATTAAAAATCGGAAAAAACACATATGAAACAAAACAGGTTACTGGGAATTTCCCTATTGAATTTTATAAAAATACAGGTTTTGATATTTTCGACTTAGAGGATGCAGATTTATCAGTACTTAATAGATATGAAATCATGTTAAATATTGCATATGTATTAACAGGTAGAACAGACACAATCGAGGAGTTTGCTAATGAGTTTACAATTGCAGATTTAATTGAAGCATATACTGATATTGTTAAATGCTATGCAGAAACTACAAAACCTAAAGTAGAGAGCAAATCAGAAAAAAAGTAACCACAAGAAAGATGACAACCCCACTTTACTTACTTAGATGTAAGCAAGTGGGGTATTCTTATGAAGATTTAAAGGTGTTACCTATGGATATTGTTCAAGGAAGTTTTGTTGAACAAGGTAATGACTCATACGACTATCCACTTAAAGCAACACAAAATGAAATAAATATGCTTTAGGAAACATCAATTTTAGAGGAAAGGAGGAAAATAAATGGCACTAGAAGAAAGAGGTAGACGGATAACCTTAAAGGCAGATATATCACAATTAAAAAGTGCTTTTAGGAAGATAAGTGCTATCGTTAGAGAAAATGATAGAGAGTTAAGAAAGTTAGGGAAAGCCTTAAAACTAGACCCTCATAATATAGAGTTGTTAACCGAAAAGCAAAGAGTTCTTCAAGACCAAATATTAAGGACTTCAGTTTCTATTTTTAATCTAAAAGAACAAATGCAAAAACATGTTCAGTTGGGAGAAATTAAAGAATTTAACCAACTAAAAGTTGAAATGGAAAGTACTAGAGCTAGATTAAAAGGTTTAAAAGAAGATTTGAAGACAACTCAAAGTACACTAAAAAACTTTTCTAATATAACTGCTTTAGCTAAATTAGACAAATCGTTAGAGTCAAGTAGAAGTAATGTTGAACGACTTAATAAGGCTTTAAAACTAGATACAACTAACGTAAGCAATCTAGCTCACAAGTTTCTTGAGTTGCAATCTCAAGAGGATGCACTAGTTAAGAAAACTCATATACTTATTCAAGATTTGAAAAAGATTGATTTTAAAGTGAATCCTCAAGGTTATCAAGAGTTGAAATCTAAATTAGAACAAGCGAAAGTGGAAGCTAAACAAGTTAGATTAGAGCTTGATAAACTAGGTGGAGCAAAATTCAATCCTGTTATCGTTCAATTAGAAAAACTAGATAATGAGATTAAGAAAAGTCGTGAGAGTAGCAAATTACTTCAACAAGCGTTAGATTTTAAACCTACTAGCTTAACTAAAAGTTTACACCTAGAAGAAACACGTACTCAACTAGAAAAGACTAGAGAAAAGATTAAATTAATGAAATCAGAACTTTCTAAATTGAATACTCATGAAAGTAGAGAAGAATTTATTAAATTATCTAGTAAGATAGTTGAGAGTGAAAAACACGTTAAAGATTTAATTCATAGTGTTGGTATATTGAATGCTAAAAAGTTAGATGGTTTAAGAGGTAGTTTTAGTGCGATAGGAAGTTCTATTGAAGGAAATACACAACAAATAGCTAACTTTGGTAGAAACTTTACTTTCGGTTATACTTTACCAGTTACTTATGGAGCTAAAAAGGTAATTGATAGTTTTAGAGAAACAGATGATACTCTTAGACGTGTAGCGGCTGTAAGTGATGGAGCTGTAACTGACTTTGCAGGAACATTTACTGAAATGGAAGGTAAAATCCGACAAGCATCTCATGGAACTGTTTATAGTATAAACGATGTAGGTCGAGGAGTTGAAGACTTGATTAAAGCAGGTTTAAACTCAACACAAGCTATGGGAGCGGTTGGACACGCTATGAACCTTGCGAGAGCAGATGGTATCGACTTAGCACGAGCTACTGAAATCATTACTGATGGTATGAACGCTATGGGAATACAGTTCGGTAAAACTGAAGGTGAAGTAAAACGAAATGTTGGTAACTTTGTAGATATTCTAAATGCTGCAGCTGTAGCTTCTACAACAGACGTTGGACAAATGGGAGAAGCAATGAAATATGCTGGAGCAATAGCAGGTACATTAGGTTTTGAAATGAAAGACTTAGGTTTAGCATTAGCAATCATGGCAAACCAAGGTATTAAAGCATCTACTGCAGGTACTTCATTACGAAGTGGTTTAACTAACTTAGTAAAACCATCAAAAGCAGCAGCGAAAGCAATGCACAGTATCGGTTTTTCAGCAACTGATGCTATGGGTAATATGAAACCATTATCTCAAATCATGGCAGAACTTAGAGAAAAGACTCAAGGTATGACAAATGCACAAAAAAATGCATTTTCAGCAACAGTCTTTGGTAAAACTGCAATGAGTGGTTGGTCAGCAATATTAAAAGCTACAAATAAAGATGTTGATAACTTACGAAAAGCTATTGATGAATCTACAGGTTCAACTGAACGTATGGCAAATCAGATGAATAGTGGAGTAGGTGGAGCGATTGATAAATTCAAAGCTTCATTAAGCAATGCTGCTTATGAAACTGGAAAAGCATGGGGACCAGCACTTAAATCTGTAGCAGAGAGTCTAACTGAATTACTTAAATCGTTCAATGAATCAAGTGATGGAACAAAACGTTTTATTACTGGAGTGTTAGGAGTTACTGCTGCTTTAGGACCGCTAACGTGGGCAATCGGTGGTATATTATCTCCGTTTCTAAAATTCAAAAACTTATTAAGCACATTCAGAACTGCTAAAGCTGCAGCAGAAATGGGAGAAGTTGCTAGTAAAACTGGTTTATTAGCAAGAGCGTTTGCTGCTGTACCTCCACAAATGAAATTATTCTTAGGAGCAGCAACTTTAGTAGGTGGAGGACTATTGTATTTAAAAAACAAATACGACCCTCTAATGGTTGCACATAGAAATGCAATAGAAAGTGCAGAGAAGGTAGGAGAAGCATTTAGAAAAGTAGGAGATGAAGCTAAAACGTTTGGAGATAAAATCAAACAAACTAGCGATGTTTTCGAAAATACTTTCGGTACTAGTAATAAATTTACTGAAAAACTAAATTATTTAGTCGAAGAAACACGAGATGGTTTTGATAAGATTAGAGAAATCTTAAACCAAGCCGCAAGTGATGGTAGAGAAATTACTAAACAAGAAGCAGATGCTGTAGCTGGTAACTTTGAAAACTTAGTTGACTCTATTAATAAGAGAGTAATTGCAGAAAGACAAGGTTATGAACAAATAGTACAAATCGCTAGAAATGCATCAGCAAATAAAGCAATAACTGACTCTGCTTATGAAACACAATTTGCTTCACATATAGGTAAACTAGGACAAATACATGAAGAATCTAAACAAAGTACTCAAAAATGGTACGATGACTTAGTAGCTATAAACAGTCAACTGCCACCACATTTACAGTTGAGTATGGATAGAATTAATGAAATATATCAACAAGCGTTAGTTCGTGATAGACAAAACTATAGTCAAAGTACACAAGCTGCTATTCAAGCATATTCTGAAAGGTATCAAATTGAAAGTGATTTTATACCTAAATTAGCAGAAGCTAAAAGAGGTATGGAGGAAGTTGAAAAGCAACACCAACAACGTATGAAAGAAAATCGTGAAATAGCACGAGGAGATATTCAGCAGCTACGTATAATGGATGAACAAGAAGATAAACGTTATCTAGAAGAAAAAGCATGGCACTATAAAGAGTTAGAAGGACAATTTGATGCACATAAAATCAAACACGTAGGACAATGGTTGGCTGCTATTCAAGATAACATCCAAAAAGGTGGAGAGTTAACTGCTAGTCAAGCATCTAACGTGCAAGCCTTTCTTTCAACTATGAATACTTTACCTGAAGATACTAAAAGACAAATCACTCAAGGTTTGAAAGACGCTGGTATTGATATTGATGTTATAGGAGCTACATTAGCTGCACAAATGCAAAAGCATGGTGTAACTTTAAATAATCAGTTTGCTAGTGGTTTATTATCAGAGAAACCAAGTGTTGATACAGCAATTCAAACAACATTGAATGCTGTTACTGATAGTGTAAATAGAACATCTTTATTTGCTCAAGGACAAAGTGTTATGTTAACTGGTCGTGATGGTTTAGCAGCAGGTAAGAGTGCTGTAGATGCAGCAACTGGAAATGTAATGGACGGAGTTAAAAACAAAGTTCAAACTACAGATATGAAACCAGCTGGACAACAAAAATCAGAGGAGTTAGCACAAGGTATTAAGTCTAAAGATGGAGATGTATGGAATGCAGCTCAAGAAACTGCTAATCATGGTAGAGATGCTGCGAAATCGATAAGTTTTTGGCAACCTGGTTGGGAAATGGCAGCAGGTATGGCAGAAGGAGTATATGCAGGAAATGGTTATTTAAGTGGAGCTGTTCGAACAATCGTAGCGAATGCATTGGCAGCAGGACGTAGTGAAGCAGACTCACATTCTCCTTCACGTAAATTTAGAGATTTTCTAGGTATAACAATGCCACAAGGTATAGCTGTTGGTATTGATAAAGGTGCAGATGAAGTGTATTCAAGTATGACTACAGTTATGAAAGGTGCTTTACAAACAGCTAAAGACTTTAATTTTAGAGATAAAATAGATAATGTGGTTGACTTCACAACAGCAGGTAACTATGCAATTCAACATAGTGTATCTCAAAACACATCAGTTATTGATACGTTAAACGTATTAATTAATAAGGTTAACGACTTAGAGTTGAGAAGTGATGTTTACTTAGATGGAGATAAAATCGG